TCTGTCTTATGGCTACCGCCATCGCCAGCGTACAGCGGGGGAGCGCCTAGTGTGTCAGGCCACTCCCCCGCACAGGCTCCGAGATGGTCCGAGACGGACCGCTACGGACTTATCGCTTGCCCTTCTTGGCCGGTGCCGCCTTGGCGCCCTTGGCGGGCTTGGTAGGCTTGGCGGGCGCCGGGGCGGGCTTGCTGGCCTTGGCAGCCTTAGCGGGGGCCTTCTTGACAGCCGCCTTCTTCACCGGCTTGGCAGGCGCTTCGTCCTCGTCGTCATCGTCATCGTCATCTTCGTCCTCATCCTCATCTTCATCCTCGTCTTCGTCGTCCTCCTCGTCCTCATCGTCTTCCTCTTCGTCATCATCTTCGTCGTCTTCGTCTTCCTCCTCGTCATCATCCTCGTCGTCATCTTCGTCTTCGTCTTCCTCATCGTCCTCTTCCTCATCGGAGTCCTCGTCATCGTCCGAGTCGTCCGAGTCGTCTTCCTCTTCGTCCTCGTCCTCGTCATCCTCGTAGTCGTCGTCCTCGTCGGCCTCGGCGCTGTCCGGGAGGTACTGCTTCACCTTGTTCTGCGGGGTGCCCTCGTACATGGTCTTGGACACGATCACGGTTACGTCCCTGCCCACGATCAGCTTGAGCAGGGCCTCCAGCGTGATGCCCTTGGCGAGCTTGGCCTTGGGGATGCCCAGCGCGAGTGCCAACTGCGCGATCTTCCAGCCTACCGCAGCGGACACCGTGTCCCACACGAACGTGCCCTTGTGCGGGCCCTTCTTCACCTGCAATGCGACGTTGATGTACGGTCCCGCGTTACCGCTGCGGATCTCCGACTTGGGGCTGATGGTGAACAGGAACTTGCCACCCGGAAGCGCCTTGAACGACTTCTGCTCGAAGTCCTTGTCGCTGAGCTTGATGATGGCCTTGGTGTTCGGCTTCTTCGTTGCCATGGTTACTTCGTCTCCGTAGACTTGGTGGAACTGCTGGTGGACGGCTTGGTGGTGCTGGGCTTACGGGCACTGCGGGTCGCCTGCGGACCCTTGCGAATCTCCTCGATAAGGCGGGTGAGAAAGGTGGTATCGTCACGTTCGATCCGCAATACACGCCACTCCTTCGGGAGCCACCACGCACGGGTCTTCGCGTAGAACTCATCCGTCGGATCCAGGTGCAGCCAGCGGCTTCCCTTCTTGCCGATGCGCACGTAGGCAATGTGATCGCAGAAGTACGGCAGCTTCGTCTTCATGCTGCCAATGAGCGAGGGCTGCAACACCCCCGTCTCAAAGTTGGACGCCTCGCCGCAGATCAGTATCTTGTGCGCCGGTACCCGTTTCCACTTGCGCAGGTAGCGGGACAGCTTGTTCGCCATGATGCCGTACTCTTTCTGCTGCCACTCGTCGATCTCGCGACGGTCGTCTTTCTGTAGCGCACGCTCTCCAAGCTCGTCCATGATCAACCCCTGGATGTCATCCCAGTGGTCGTAGATGTACGTCTGATAGCGCTTGCTCCAGTCCGTCTTCGCGTGCGTGCCCGTGGCTTTCTCGTACACATCGTCGAGATCACCCATGCGCTTCACGCTCCCGCCGCGCACATGCTCCAGCCCCGGCTTGCCGGCGATTGACAGAAGCCCATCGTTGGAGTCCAGAACGAACGGCTTAGGCGCACTGGCGGCAGTGGTGGTCTTGCCTGCCCCGCTGGGGCCAAAGAGCGTCCACGTTTGCCAGCGGTTGTCCGCGAGAATGGCTTGTTCTTTCATGCGGTCTTTTTCCTCTTCTCGGCTTTGCGCTTCTGCTTGTCGCGTTGCGCGCGGGTGGTGTACTCGGTACTGAGGATGTACTGCACATCATCCGGCTCGGACCGCTGCTGACACGCCATGCGGAAGTCGCACATCCAATTACAACTGTCCATGTAATGCGGATAGATGGCGCCGTGCGGCAGGTCCAGCGCCTGCTGAAGAATGTCCTGCTCGAACAGCTGGATCTCCGCGTGCGTGCGCTCCACCGGCTCACGGTGGAACAGGGGCGTGCGCACCCGTGGTGACGGCATCTGCTTGCGCAGGATCTGATAATAGCAGACGTATCGCTTGGCCTTGGGGAACAGTCGCCGCAGCGCCCACAGGTACGTGGACAGTTGCAGGCGGTTGTCCACATCGTCGAAGCGAATGTCCTTGTTGAACTTGGTTTCCATCATGCCGACGGTGGCCTTGTGCGCGGTGCTCACGAACACACCGTCGATTTTTCCACGCACAACGATACTACCATCCGGCGTAATAGTCTCGTAGAATGGTAGTTCCGGCCAGCACGCCTCCAGTCCCATGCGGGCATCGGTGTGTTCGCACTGCGCATCATCCGTGCGCCACGCAGCAAAGCCAATCAGCATCGCCTCGAGCAGCTTGCGCGCATTGGCGTCCAGCGCCTTCTCAGTGGTGTCACGCACCAGCGTCTTGACGAGTTTCTTCATGGCGGGGACGGTGCGCTTGGCAGGCGCCAGCGTGTAGAACTCTTCCATCACCTTGTGGCCCAGCGTGCCCAGAGCCAGCCGTTCCGGCGTGGTGTTCATACTGAGCCCGATGTTGTGTCGCCAGTGGTGCTGAAGACGGCAGCGCAGCCACGACGTCAACTCGCTCACCGACAGAATGAGCGGGTTGGCAGCGGTGAACTGAAACTTCTGGGTGCGGCGGAGAGCGTTGTGCTGGGGCTGCACCAGTAACACATCGCTCATGAAGTCGCGGTGCGATGACCGCCGCTCCATGTCCGCTTCCGTGGCAATACGCACGGGTTTCATGCGAACAGTTCCTCCAGATCGGTACGAGTGAACACGCGGCCGAACTGGCCCGCACGATTTTCCAGCTTGCGCATCAGGCGGTCCTCGTAGGTACCCTCCACGTTGATGTAATAAGCGGTCGTCGGTACACTGATGCCCGTACCTTCCTCGGGGCGGTCTACACGCCCTTCACGCTGCTCCAGGTCGCGTGGGTTCCACGGCAGGTCCAGATGAATGACGTACCCGTACTTCCCCAGATTGAGCGCGGTGTCGCCTGCCTTGGCGACCACCAGCAACGCATCCAGCTTTCCTCCCAGGAAGCGCATCTGTGCATCGCGCACCTGTGGACGGGTCATGCCCCCGCGGATCATGGCGGTGCGCTGTTTGTGCTTGGCCAGAAACGCGGACAACCGCACCAACGCCTCGCGGAATTCACTGAAGATCACCACGGGGGCGCCAATATCCTGCATGATGTCCAGTGTGGCAGGGTACTTGACCGACGGCTGCTTGGCCCCCAGCAAGCCCGGATCGATGATGTACTGGCGCAGTCGTGTGAGCCGCACGAAGTCATTGATGATGGGTAGCGTGAGCGTCCCATCCATACCCTCGAGCGCGGCGAACATGTCCTTCCGCAGTCGCTGATATTCCTTGGCAGCCGTGCCCGTCAGTTGCAGCGTGCGTGCTGTGCGGGTGAGCTTGGGCAGGCTCTTGCGAACGTCGGTGCGCAAGCGTCGCACGTGGAACGGCGTGAGTTCCCACTGCAACAGCTTGCCCCGCTTGACTCCCGTGATGTCAAAGCCGCCGAATTCCTTGGGCGTGGCCTCCACGTACTGGTGGAAGAAGCGCCAGTACGACGAATAGCGCTCGGGGTACAGGAACGCCAGGATGCTCCACAACTCGCCTGGATCGTTGGTGTACGGGTGCGCAGTCATGGCCATGCGCGCAGTAGCCCGCAGGGCGTGCGCGACCATACTGCGCTGAGCGTTGCGGTTGTTGATCATGTGGGCTTCATCCAGGATGACCGCGTCCCACTTCTGCCGGCGATACAGCGTGCCGTGATGGGGCAGGCTTTCCCAATGCGCCACGCACCAGCGAGCCGCCTTGTTCTTGATCTCTCGCGCCTGGATGGCTCGTGTACCCTCGACCACCACCAGCGGCTCCGCAGGGCCGATCCAATTGGTGATGGCGCGCACCCACTGGTCCTTCGCAATGTTCTTCGTGACGATGAGTGTGCGCTTGGCCTGTACCACTTCATGCGCCCAGAGCAACGCCTGCCACGTTTTGCCCACGCCCACATCGTCGCTCACCAGCCAACTCGGGACGAGCGCCTGCATGGCACCTACGAGGTCCAGGAATGCGCGCTGGTGGTGGAAGCCCGTGCTACGCAGCCCGTGCCCTTTCTTGCGGATAGACTTGGTAAGGTTGGCAGTGTTGTGATCGATGATTGCTCGTGACTCGCGCAGCGCTACATCGCGCGCATACCGCCGAC